TGGTATAGAGCTTTACGTTCTGCTCACTGCCAATGTCGTATGTCAGCTTCCTGTTCTTATATGCCAGCGCAAGCCTGTCTGCCTCGCTGAAGCCAAAAGAATCCTGCATCTGCTCTATTTTCAGAAGGTGGTTCACAACCGCATCCTTCAGCGCAAATAAATCTCTGGATAGGCTCTTGTAGGGAAGCCCCACAAGCTTTGAAAATTGCCCCGCTGTGTAGTTCAGCATCCCGTTTAGGTTGTATTTGCTTTCCCCCTCCATAAATTGCATCCATTTCTTGAAGCAGTCAATCAAATCCGCAGCCCAGCTGAAATCTGTCCTCGAAACCTCATAGCCGCTAATCATGGAGTATAAGTCTCTCGCAAATACCATCGTGTTCATCGGGTTTAGGTTGTCGTTTAAGTTGGAAGCCCACATAGCAGAAAATTTTTCTCCGAAGGTCTCCGCTTCGCTGTAGTCCCCAATGACAGCATTTTTCCATTTCTCAATAAATTTGTCCTCGTCATCATCATCACGCATTGCATCCACGAATCCCGCTGCAATCGCAACGCCAATGCCGTTTAACACCAGCGTAAAGCTCGTTCTTGTCAGCTTCTTCCAAGCCTCCTTGGATTTCGGGTTTTGCCGCACCTCTCTCAATGCGTCGTATGCCATGTTGTAGGTCTTGATTGGCTCACTCATGAAGGAGGTTGCCATTTTCATAAAGAAGTTTTTGCTTCTCATGCTCTGGCTGCGGTGCAGCACGCTGTCTACCACCTGTGTCCGGTCGATAATCTCGTTCGCTCTCTCGCCAACCTTGTCATAGAAAGCATCCCCTTTCAGTTCAGGGTGCTTTTTCTTGGTTTCCAACTCGCACGCCTTCCAGATACGCCCCCATGTCAGCTTGTCCATTACGCCTGCGCCCCACATGCTCGCACCAATGATTTTTTCGTAAATTCCCTGTCCGGTTATCATCTCTCGCAGCGTCCGCCCTGTGTCCATCTCTGCGCCGCCCCATTCCTTCCAAAGGAAAATCGGGGCTTTTTGGTAAACAGTGTCCCAGTCTACCGTTCCCGTTCCAAGCGATTCTATCAAATATTTCGGATTCATAATCGCAAACGCACGCACAACGGACATCGGCTGCTGAATCATCACCCTAAAATTTGCGCCAACGCTGGCAACCTTCATGTTGCGCAGCATCTTTTTTGAAAATGCGCCTACATCGTCCGTCCCTGCCGCATTGTTAATGTCAATCATCAGCTTGTTGAAGTATTCCTCCGCCTTCGGGCCTAATATTGCCTTTAAGCTGCTTCTCACGCTGATGGTCTTTCTTGTCTCCCCCTTCTCGCCAAAGGTCTCCGCAATGTCCGTTTCGCTTTCCTTCTGTAGATTCTCTGCAACCGCTCCCAGTGTCTTGTTCCATTCGTCCGCCTGCTCCTGCGTCATGCTCTCTGTCACTGCCGCCCGTTCCGCTTCCGTCATGCCGATGTTCTCTGTTTTCGGTCTCTGCTCAAAATTCAGAAAGTTGTTTGTGTCGCTCATAATCGGCACAAAGGCATTGTAGCTTGTCATCTGGTCTATGTGCCTGCTGAATACATCGAAAATATTTGCAATGATAATCGGGTTGTTTGCATGGTCGTTTGTCATCTGTGCCGCCCCCATGTTTTGCAGGGTTCTGTTGCCTTCTCCCTCTCTCCCGAAAACAGCCGTCAGATATTCCTTGTTGCTGATAATCGGGATATAATGCTTCTCGCCAAATTTGTCATATCCGTACATTTCCCTTGAGGTTTCGTTCCCCCATTCCGCCGCTACAGTGGAAAGAAAATCCTGCATTGCCTCCGCAATCTGTTTCTGTTCGTCCGTCAAAAGGCTGGTAATCTGTTTCAGCCCGTCCCTGTCAAATCCGAAAACCTCTGTCTGCTCCAGTGCTTTTTTCACTTCCTTGCGCCCTTTTAACCGCAGCCTCCCTTCCGGCTCAACGGTAAAGCCGCTGCCGATAACCTTTTCTACGCCGTATTCCGTTTCAATCTCTCCCCCAATCAGATGGAGCATTGCCTGCTTCCTTCGCATCGCACAGTGCAGATACATCATCTGCGGCGTTGTCATGTAAACCTCTTTCTTTGTTCCGTCCTTCTGCTCCACCTCGATCCTTCTCGGTGCTTCGCTGTCCAGCTGGTGTGCCTCCTTCGGAGAAATCAGATCGTTCATGAATTTTCTTGCCTCCTCCGTGTGTAGCGTCTTTTTCGCCAAGCCGTCGCTGTATCCCTTCCAGAAGGTCTGGTAAACCTCCTCGCTCACGCCTTTTAGAAATGTTTCCGGTGTCAGCATGGAAATCCCGAAATAATCTCCCATCACTCGCAGTGTCCCTGCCTGTGCTACGGTTTTCCTTTGTTCCGCCTCCTTGATGAAGTTTTCCGAAAACTCCTGTAAGGTTATCTTTTTTCTTGTCCCGTATAGCTTGTTTGTATTCGTCAGATTCCTTCGCAGCCCTGCAATGGCATTTTTCAGCCACTCCATCTGTAGGTTCGTCAGTTCTGAAAGCTCCAGCCTGCCGCCCTGTCTTTCCAGTACGATTGCCAGCTTTTTCAGGTATACTTCAATATTTTCGTCATATTCGTTGTTTACATATTGCATGTCCTGCCCTTCCCCCGGCTTTGTTTTCTGAAACTCGGAAAGCATCCGCTGTATGTCGCTTTGCAAAAGCGTCACACCCCTGTTGCTCGTGTTCAGCTTTGTCAGAATCACAGAAAGGCTTTCTATGTATCTTTTCGGCACATGGTATTTGTTCGTCGGCTTGGCAAGCCATTTCAGCATTGCCTGTGTGTCCTTTTCAATCTGCCTGCGGTGCGTGTTCCATTTCTTCTTCTGCCTTCTCAGTTTTTCCTTTTCCTTTCTGTTGAATTCCTTCTCAAGCAGTCTGTCTGTCGCCCGCACATAGCTGTCCCATGCTATTTTCTTCTTTGCTTTTTTCCATGCCCTTTTGTTTCTCTCCTTGTATTTTTCCTTCCAGCTTTCGTATTGGTCGCTCAGCTTGTCTCTCTGGCGGAGCAGGGCTTTCTTCTGCTTTTCTCTTGCGCTTTCTCTCAGCTCCATCAGTTCATCCCTGTATTTTTCTCTCGCCTTTTGCAGCTTCCTTTCGTATTTGTCCGCAAAGGTCGGCTTCTGCAGCTGTACCTCTTGGAATAAATCAAATAATTCGTATGCCGCATCCATCGCATACCCGCTTAAATCGTACCCGTATGGATTGTAAATATCGGGGCGAATCGAATCTAATACATCCACAATCTTTACAATCATTTCCCCCTGCGTGTTGACCTCCTCCTGCTTGAAGAATTCAGGGTATAGCTCCGCCAACTCCTGAAAGAATGTGTCCGCTGCAATGCCTTTTTTCGTCGAAAGAGAAATCAGGTTGAAATTTCCAAGCCGAATCTGGTTGTACCCTCCGGCATAATCAAGCTCCTTCTTTATCTCATCCGTAACCTTAATGGTCGTATTCCTTATCGTTTTTCGCATCTGTGCATATTCGTCCCATAGCTCCGTATTCAGCGCTTCGCTCTCCTGCAATGCCTCCTCCGCCAACATCTGCAAGGCACACATCACATTGCCGAAATCCTCCTGCCCCTGCACCTTCTGTGCATATTCATAAAGCCCCGAAAATCTCTCTGCAAATTCCTCTACGTCAAATTTGCTGTCGTGCTTTTCCAGCCATCTGCGCGCTGCCTTCTTTGCGCTCGCTCGGTCAACCTTTTCCTCCTTCGTGATTTCAAATTGCTGCATCAGTGCATCATTCGCTTCCTTTAGCTGAATGTTCTGCTCTTTCAGTAAGTCGTAATCCTCCTTCCGAATAGAAAACTTCACATCATTATGCTTTTCTTTGACTTTCGGCAGCAAATCTTCTATACCGGTCTCAGAACCATGCTCGGTTATACCTGACGGCGATTGGAGCCCGAAGCTCTTTAACTCTGCATCGGTTTTTTTTGTAACATTTCTGTTATTGTTTTCTGCTGCCTCCTGTGCTACACTTTGGTTAATAACATCGGTGTTCACCCCATCTTGAAGCGCAGCCATTCCGTTATTACGGTTGTCGGCAGACGCAAGGGGCGGAGCCGGTGTTATTTTTTTATTTCTCTTTAACCCAATGCTGTATACATATTCCCCATCCTGCTTTTCTCTTACATTTGCCAGCAAATCATAAACCCTTCCGTTAATCTGAACTCGCTTCACATAGTAGTCCCACATCATTACGCCGGCATGCGCTTTTGTTGTCTTTCCGGCTTCTTCTTTAGAGCCCGTATAGTCTGCATTTTCAACCAATTCAAAAATATTGCCTTCCGCTCCGACATTGATTTTTGCTTTCCATCCCTCTTTGTCAGATTGTTTATCTCCCCAAATATTTTTCTTTACATCTTCATTTGCGAATCGAGCATAATACACCTTTCCGTTTTTGCTGAATTTTGCTGTTCTGCCGCGGTACTCGTTTTCCATAAGGGAAACAAACAACTTCATCCGTTCGGCATAAGGCATCTTTTTGATATCCTCACTGGTTTCGTAAACTTCCATTCCGTCCTCCGTCTTTCCGGTGAGACTGAATTTCGCTTCGCTTGTCTGCTCCGCCCTGCCTTCTCCTTCTTCCATCCTTCCGGTATCCGCCAGCACCTCCGCAAATTTCTTCCGCAGCTTTCGGATGTTCTCTAAGTCCCTGCTCAAATCCTCCGCAAATTCCGCGTAGGTGTTGTCCTCAAATAATGCCTTGATGGTTTCCTCCATCTTTTTGAAAAAATCCTGAATCCTTTCCACCAGCGTTTTGTCCTTCTTGCTGAGTTCGTCCAGAAGCTCCTTCAAATCCGCTTCATTTTCAACAATCTTCTGGAATCCGTCAGCCACCATTTCCTCCATGATGTCCGCCATCCGGGTATCCTCGCCGTAAACCTCCCCGTATTCTTCTTCGTATTCTGCCATGCGCTTTTCCATGTCAACGCCGCTTTTGTTCGCCAGCTTGAATACCAGCTCCCGCATTGCATCATATCCCGCAGGGTTCGCCTTGCGGATGTAATGTACCATTTCATGGTTCATCGTTCCCATGAAGGTCTCTGTGTCCAGCGCAAGCGTAATCACGCCATCCTCCAGCTTCCCGTTCACTTTGTATCTTTTCCCGTCCTTCTCCAAGGAAAGCGTGTCCACCAAACGAATTTGTGCGCCGCCAATATCTGCATAAAGCTTCAAAATCGCCTTCTGCCCCTCTGTCGCCTTCACATCCTCGCCGACGATCAGCCCCCGCTTTCCTGTCAGCTTGCTTGTGCCGCAGATGGCGTTTGCAATCTCCGCTTTTCTGTCCTCTGCCCCTGCCATCCATGCCTCGTTCAGCATCAGCTTGTCCGCCGCCGCTGTGTATGCCGTCGGCTGAATCTCGTCCTCCGTAATGCCGGCAATCCCCGCGCGGTAATAGGTGTTAAATGCCGCCGTATGGTCGAGATTGCCCGTCTCTGCCGCCTTCCGCAGATATACCTCCTGCCCCTTTGCGCCGTAGTATTTCCCGCTGTATTCCTGCAAATCCTTTGTATAGCTTTCCGCCTCCTGCGTTTCCGGAGAAACAGTTCTTTCCGCTGTCTGCTGTCCCATTTCTCGCACTTCCGCTGTCGGCTGTTCTTCCGCTGTGGGTGCAGTCTGCTCTATCACAGGAGCGGTCTGTTCTGTTATGGGCATAGTCTGTTCCGCCACAGGCGTTCCCTGCTCCGTTACGGGTGCGCTCTGTTCCGCAGAAGGCATATTCTGTTCCGTTTGCAAGGTCTGTTCTTCCTCTGTCAAGGGCTGTTCCGCCTCTGTCGTTCCTTCTCCCAGTACGTTTCTTCCGGCAAGCCTGCTCCCTCCGGCTACGCCGCCCGCAATCATGCCGCCGCTCAATGCGCCAACCGCTGCGCTATCGGCAATCTGCTTTATTGCATCCCAGAGTGCCGCTGCCGTCGCCTCTCCTTCCGTCTTTCCTGCCGCTCTTGCCGCTTGGTAGATCTCTGCCATCCGGCTTCTGTCCCCCATAATGAGTGCATCCGCAATCTGGTTTGCCGCTTCGGATGTGCCCTCCTCCAAGCCCTCCGAGCGCATGTTTTTCAAAATCTCCGCAGCAAGCCTGCCCTTGCCGCCTGCCACCTTCGCCAGCTTTCCGAGTCCAAATAAACGTTCAAAGCCTAATTTTTCTGTAATAATTTCTGCCGCTGCGCCAATCGTGCCGTATGCAACCGCTTCATCTGTGTTTGCCCCACGCTCCGTCGCATCCTTCACGTTTCCGCCAAATGCACTTGCGCCGTACATAGCACTGCTCCCTGCGCCTAATGCCTTTCCGCCCAGTCCCAGTGCCCCCAGTGTTGCCATCTGAGAACCCCAGTCGAATACTCCCAGTGCCCCCTGCTTCAGCTTCTTTTTGCCCCATCCCTTTTCGCCGAATTTCTTGTTTGCATCCTCTCCCAAAAAGCCCTCCGTCTGCCCCTGCCGGATCTGCTCGCCCATGAAAAGAGGGCTGTTCGGGTCAATGGCTTCTCCTCTCGCATCCTGCACTAAGCTGTATGCTGTCGCCAGAGGACTTGTCAACGCTCCCATGTAGCGTGCATATAAGCCGCCCATCGTGCTGTCCTCTGCCAGCTTCTTTGCATCCGCCGTCCGCTGTGCCGCCGCCCTTTTGTTTACGTCCATTTCAATGGCTTTCAGATAGTCCGCCGCTTCTTTGTTCTTTCCTGCCTGCTTGTAATGGGAATAAACCGCTTTTTCTCTTGCCGTCATTTTATCGTATCGTGTGGAAAAATCCGCCGCGGAAATGGTCGGGTTGATTGTCCCGCCCTCCTTCGGTGTCCCAAAAATCAATTCTTTGATATTTTTAACTGCCTTCGCACTTGCCGGCACTGCCGCATTATATTTTCCCGCAGTTCTTCTGTTTTTCGCCAGTGTTTCCTCATAGGTCGTTGTTTTCCGCTCCCCAAGGTTTCTGTTTTCCTTTACCTTCGCATCCGTGCTGATAATGGGGTTTACCGTCCCACCCGCAACCTTCGGCTTTGCAGCAATATATTTTTCATAAAAAACGTCCTTGGCTGGTCCCACCGTTTCACTACGCTTGTATTTCTTACTGTCCTTTTTCACTTCGTCCAACGTTCTCATGGTTTTCCTCCTTCGTCCCAATTCATAATGCTTCTTTTAAACCCACTTCGTTTTCGGTTTCTTTTCCTTTTCGTCTCCCCATTTGCTTCTGTTTTTCAAGAATTTCTCATAATCCGCATCTGTCACACTTCCGTTTGCGTATAATTCATTTACCTTCTTTTCAAAGTTCTTAGAATCCCCAAAAAGCTTGTAATTGAGAATTAACGCCGTATATCCGTTTGTCGTTTTCGTCGGAGTTCCACCTTGGTTGTTAGTATTGTTGTTATTATCGTTGTCTCCGCCTCCGCCGCTGTTATCTACTTTTTTTTTACTCTTTTTCCCGCCGCCGCTGCTGCCGCCGCTTGTCCTTCCTGCCATTGCCAGCTGCTTCTGCTGCAAGGTGAGTGCCGCCTGCGCCTTTTCCATGTCCTGCATATATTTCAGATAGCTGATGTCAAAGCCCAACTCCTTGAGCTTGCTGTAGTCCCCCGTCGAAAGCGCATTTTCAATCGCCTGCTGTTGCTGCTGGAATTTCCATTGCTCCTCCGTCAGCCCGTAATTTCTGTCGCTCTCAAAAAGGCTGCGGTCAAATTCGTTTTCATGATTATTCTGATCCATTGCCGCCTGCATGGATCCAAAAGCAAAGTTTCTGTCTGTGTTGTATTGCCCCAAGGCATCCATGTATTGTCCGTAAAGCCTGTTTTCCTCCGTCTGGTACGCCCCCAGCTGGTTGTATTTGTCCGCCAGCTCGTCGGTGTATCTGCCGTAAGCCATCTGTTCCAGCTGTGGCACTCTGTCATTCAGCCCCGCAAGGTAATTGTCATAGCCCTGCTGCGCCGCAATCGCGCCGTATGTACTGCCGTATCCGCCCGTCATTGCCGCCGTCTGCGCCGCCGTGTCCTTCATGGCACGCTGCCCCTCTCGGATGTATTGGTCTCTGTATTGCTGATACATCTTGTCCTCGTTCATGTCATAGCTAAAGCCCTTTCGGTTGCTGATATCGGAAAGAATCCCCTGTATCTCCGCTTCATATTTCGGTGTCCATGTGGGCGCAGGGTTTTTGTAGGCTTCGTTGAATTTGTTGAAAAGCGCATCCACGTTGCTGTTCTCCGCCGCCTTGTTCGGCTTCACGTATGTCGGGCTGTATTGCCCCTTCATGCCGTCCCCGCCGCCGCTGTAACTCCCGTAAGCCTTTCTGATGTTTTCCGCCCTGTTGTGCGCCGCCGTTTTCTCCTCCTGCGTTGTTGCATTCGCCCAGTTTTGCCGCTCCTTCAAAATCGTTTCTAGCGCGCCGGGGTTGTTCCGCCCCAGTGCCATGTCCGCATTGCCTATTTTGTTGCTCCCGTATAATTCCATCAGTTCCTCAAATGATTTTGCCATCTTTCTTCTCCTCCTTTTTTCCTTTTTCTTAGATTTTACCTATATTCTTCCTTTCTTTCCCCCACCCGCTTTTCCCGACTAAAAAAGGACGCTATGCAGCATCCTTAAAAATGTTTCTCTTTTTATCCGCCATCATTTTCCCGCCCGATAGAAAATACTTTTCCGAAGATTTAAAAACGCAGTTTTTTTCAATGAGGAAAAGTTTTTTCTATGCAAGGGCGGTTCCGTGCAGGCGGTTCAGCGTCCCTCTAATTCTGCCACCCGCTTTTCCAACTCGTCTATCCTCTGCATCAGCCTCTGTATCATGTGCGTGTTCAGCGCGGCAAATTCCTGATACCGCAGCGCATAGCCGTAGTCTGTAATAGGAGAGCTTTCGTCTGCCTCTCCGTTCGCAAGCTCCCTCTCATGAATCGGGCTTTTGATGAACCCCGCAAAATCCATGCTCGTAAGCCCTGCCGCTTCCAGAGCCTCCTCCACATCCTGCGCAATAAATCCAACATGGAATCTCCCGCTCCGCCCGTTGTTCATCCGGTATCTCGTCGGTCTCAAAAGGGAAAAGAATCTCTCGTATCCCTCCATATCGTAGCCAATGCTGTTTTTCTGCCTCTTGTCAGAGGTGTTAATCTCCCCTGTGTCCGCAAAAACCGTATCCCAGTGATACCTGCTTGTCCCAAGGCTGGCCCCGCCGCTCGTCATGCAGTAAAGGTTCGTTGCCGCGCGGAAATCGTAGTCCCCCGCAAGTGTCACACCATTGCTTGTGCAGTATACCGCATATTCCTCTCCGTAGGTCATGCGCACCCCTCTGCCGGTTGCGATAAAATAGTTGTCCGCATCACTGCCGTACATCTTCGCACCCGTCGTTGTGCTTTTCCCGTCGTTTCCGCTGGCACATTCAAAGCCGCCGTAGCTGCTCCCAAGGGTAACGCTGTCTGCGTCAATCGTCCCTGTGGTGATGTTGCCGCCGTTGATTTCCGTCCGCCCTTTTCGTTCCAGATCGTTGAAGGTAACAAAACCCGTGATGTCTACCTCCGCCGCTACCAGCTTTGCCATCCGGCTTGTCAGCTGAAAGTTGGAAGCACTCGTGCCGCTGCCTACAATCCATTCGATTTTGTCTGCCGTCTGCTCCACAGCGGAAATATCTCCCTCTGCGTTGCTGATTCTTGTCGCCAGTCTGTCCGCCGTCTGCTGCACCAAGGATATGTTCCCCCTGTTGTCCTGCACCGTTGCAGAAATTCCGTCTATGGTCTGCCACAGTATAGAGAAATTTCCCTCGCTGTCCTTGATTACGTTTTGAATGTCCTTCCCGTATTGGAAGAAAAGTGCCTTCGCATCCTTGGAAAAATTCTCCTCAATGTCGATGTTTTGGAACATATACCGCAGCTTTTCATCCAGAAGGGCTAAGTAGTTTAAAATCTGCCGCCGCTCCTTTTCGCTGTCCAGCTTCTCCTCCGTGATGTGCGGCATCCTTCCAAAGCTCCCCATCCGTATCCCTCCTATCTTCTCTCTGCGCTCCCCGTTGCAAGTGAAATGGTTAGGCTGTGTATGGCGCATGCACCGTAGCCGCTGAACCGCAGCCGAAAATGGTCGCATCTGGTCGGAATCAGCGGCACATTGATAATGCCCTTTCTTCCGCTCCCTATGCTTTTCAGCCGCCGCCATGCACCCCTGCTGTCATAGTCAATCCAAACTTCTAATGTCGCTCCGCTTTCCACCTCGCATCTGAGTGAAACCCTGCTGATAAATTTGCTGTCCGCCGTCTGGTAGGTGAAGTCCGTTGTCTCTGCATACCAGTCAATCACGTCCGTATCCTTCCCGCTGATGGTCTTGATGACGTTCCCGTCCAGATAGTAGAGAGTATTCCCCCCTTTCGCAAAATATCGTGCCTCGGTGCTGTCCTCTCTGTGCCAGAGCCCCTTCGCCGTGTCGTATACGAAAAGGTGAGAAATCCTGTCCTTCTTCATGGAAATGTAATATTTGTTTTCCGCCGTTCCTGCCCATGCCGCCTCGTAGCCGCTCCCAAGTGCCGCCCCAACCTCGTAGGGCATACTTCCCTGAAAGCTCATAATGCCACTGTTCGCCTTGTAATAAAGCACCTCATTCACAATCTGTAGGCTGCGGCTGCTGCCTCTCTCTACACCTCTCAGCTGTCCCTCCACGATTTGAAAATTGCTCGGCTTGCTCCCGTAAACCTTGTGTACGCTGTTCTCCTTGAAAAATAGCACATACCCCAGATAGGTAATCGCTCCCGTGAAATCCCCGTCATTCGCAATCGTTGTCGCATAGCTGTCACTTGCAAGGCTTTCAAAGCAGTAGAAGTTTTTAAAATCCCCCATCTTCGATGCGTAAATCTCATGGTTCTTCGAGGAACACCCCCAAAGCCTGTTCTCTGCCACCGTCAGAAAATCCATATCCGGCAACTTTCGCTCTATCGTCAGTGCCGCCTCTTGGCTGCCGTCCTTCTCGATTGCCGCAATAATCTTTATCCAGCCCTCCCCGATGTCCTGTATCACATGGATGCCGTTCAGCGCGTCCTCCCTGCATTCGCTGATTTCCACGCCGTCGCCCTTCTGAAAGCCCTCGTTGATTCCTGCGCTGCTAATCTGTATGTATACCTGTCCTTCGCCGTCCTGCTCCGTCTCCGTCAGATAGGTTTGTTTCCAGCTCGCCGCCTGCACGGTCACTCGGTTCTCTATCTCTCCAAAGCTGCCGTCCGCCGTGTTGTAATATTTCTTGTCGGGGAAAATCAGCACATAAGCCCCCATCGAAATCAGCTGCTTTTCGCTGTCCGCAACCTCTCCAATCTTCTCCCCGCCGTAAAATACCGCCGTCCCGTCCACCCAGAGTAGCTTTTCTCTTGCCATTAGTCCGTTTGCCTTTCCAAGCGTGCGCACCGTTCCTCTTGCCCTTCTGGGGGATAATAGGGGGAATCTCTCCCCCGTCATGTTCTCCATAGCGGCAAATTCTCCCTTACCCGCCTGCTCTGTGCAGTTGTAGCCCTTGAAGGAAATCAGAATATCCTCCGTAGGTCTGCTTCCGCTCAGTCTTGGTAATTTCATCACCGCCACCTCCGCCCATGTGGAATCATGCCATTCAAATTCACCTGCTTCGGCTTGTGCCGCTCTCTGTAGTGTGCTGCATAGTCCTCCCATGCCTGATTGAAAAGCACCATCGTGTCGTTGTATCTGCCGCTGTCTCCGTTGTAGAAGTCAATCATCGCCGCCAAATAAAACACATATATGTCTGTATAGGGAACGGGAACCGTAAGCTCCCGCTCCTCCTCTCCTTCTTGGAAGGGAAGAAATTCTTTGTCAAATCCCTCCGCCTGCTCCAGAATTTCTCCGTAAATCCGCCCTTCGATGGTGTTCAGCATGGCAATCTTTTCTCCGTCTGTGTAGGCGTTCGGACGAATTGTGTCCACCCGCGCCAGCAGCTCCCGTATCGTCATGCGCCTGTCTCCTTTCATCCCATCATGCCGACCAGCTCCTGATACTGCTCCTCTGTAATGCGGTTCATCAGCAGGAACACGTCCAGCTTTTTCAGCATGTCCTCCTTTTCATAAGCACCCTTTTCAATCAGCTTCTTAATTCTTGCATAAATCATGTTTTTCTCTCCTTTCAACCGTTTAAGTCCTCTAAACATACCAGATAATCAATATTCACCGCAGTCTCCGTCGCCTGTAAGACTGCCTGCTCCATTTCTGTCCGTAGCCGAGCGATTGCGGCTTCTGCTTTTTCCCTCTCCTCCTGTGTCTCCAGAAGGATGTCCTGTGTCCTTTTCTTCGCCTCCGCCTCTCTCTGCAGCAAGTCCGAGAAAAGGCGTTTCCGCCCCTCCTCGCTTTTTCTCAGCTCCTCCTGTATCTCGCCAAAAAGCCCGATGTTCTTCTTCATAGCACACCCTCCCTATCAAGGATTCGTAATATCAAAGTAATAGATGTAATCGTCAGAATCCGTATCGTTTCTCATGTATGTTGCATATTTCGGATATTGCTTGAAAAACGCATACTTTGCTAAATAGTTGTCCCAGTTAGGCTTGCTTCCATCTGATAATGTCACGTAGCCGTATTTGGATGTGTCAAAAGCATTGTTTGCGGAAATCTCAAGAATAATAAATTTCCCCGATTTGCTTGCACTGCCGCCACTCATGTTTTTCTTTCTCGCATACAGCGCATCCATTGCCGTTGTGGAGGCAGCGACTGCGTTCATGGCTGTGCTGCTCGCAGCGACTGCGTTCATGGCTGTGCTGCTCGCAGCGACTGCGTTCATGGCTGTTGCATCTGCGGCTACTCCAGCCATACTGGAGTAGCCCACAGATGCAAGGTTAGCAAAGCCAACCGCCAGCTTCGCAATGCACATCGTATCGTTCTGCATATATTTCCCGTAGTAGCTCGAACCCGTCAATGCCGTTCTTGCAGTAGCACTATCTGCCAGTACAGACATTGCTGTCTCGCTGGCAGCCAGTACAGACATTGCTGTCTCGCTGGCAGCCAGTACAGACATTGCTGTCGAATTTTCCGCCATTTCCGCACAGCTGGAAATGGTGGAAAATTCGTTGCTGTTTGCTAAAGCTACAGCCGCTTTGGCGATTGCCATGTCGTTTTCCTTCACTGTGCTGTTCCAATGCTTACTTGCCGCAAATGCGCGCAGTGCCGTTTTCACGGAACAAATGGAATTCATCGCCATCTCAGAGCCTGATACTGCTGCCATGGCGGTTTCACTGTTGCTGACTGCTGCCATGGCGGCGCTGCTCTGCGCCAGTTGTCCAGCCGTCTCAATCCCTGCATACAGTCCTTGTGCCGCCTGTTCTGCCGTATCGCAGAGCAGCGCCATCCAGTTTGATAAACTGTACGACCCCGTAGGGGCGGCTTTTGTAAGAACATATTCTAAGGCTTCCCCGTTAACCTTCTGGTCGTTTGCCGCGTAAGCATGTGTACACATCTTGTGCCACAGCTCTGGCGTATGAAATACAAAGCTGTATTCTCCGTGTAGCTTGTAATCATTCAAAAGCTGTGCAGGAATAATTTTCTCGTCTAAGGTGTCCTGCCGCGCAATAAAAATCGGTTCGTTCATGCCTTCGTCTCCTTCCTGTAATATAAGCCGCCGTTTGCTACTCCAAGCCGATATTTCTCCCCTGTCACATCATCCACAAGCACCCCCGCTTTCGCAGCCGCCGCCAACGCTGCCGCAAATTCGTTTTCCGTCCCTGCGTATCCGCCTTCCTTCGCCGTTTCGTATGCGCTTTTGCCGTCTGCGCCGTTCTGCCCCTTCTCGCCGGTGTCGCCCTTTTGTCCTCGCTCGCCTTTGAGTGCCGCAAGCTGCTCCGCCGTAAAGTCGGAATATGTAAAGGCATCCCCCTTCGCCCCGTCGAAGTAGTCTATGCCCTTCTGTGGCGTGTAGCCATCCTGCCCTCTTTCTCCCTTGAGTGCCGCAAGCTGTGCCTCTGTGAAGTCGTCATAGGTGAATGGATCTCCTTTTTCCCCTTTTGCTCCGTCAAAGTAATCTACGTTCTTCTGCGGCGTGTAGCCATCCTGTCCTCTTTCTCCTTTGAGTGCCGCCAGCTGCTCCTTTGTAAAGTCCGCATAGGTAAATGGATCTCCTTTTTCCCCTTTTGCCCCCTGCAAAGGCCCGTGGTTGTCCCATCTCTGCGCCTTACCGTCGTAGATGTATATGTCATAAGGCTGTGCCGCGCCCACGCCGTATGCGTCTCCGGCATCGGGGCTTGCTATTGCCTTCCGCAGCTCTGCCTCTGTCGCAAAACTTCCCAGAATCGTCAAGCCCTTGCCCGTTTCGCCCTTCTCCCCTTTCAGTGCCGCAAGCTGTGCCGGCGTAAAGTCCTCGTAGGTAAAGGCATCCCCCTTCTCCCCTTTGTCGCCGTCGAAGTAGTCCTTTCCCTTCTGCGGCGTGTAGCCGCTGTCGCCCTTCTCGCCTTTCAGCTTTGCCAACTGTTCAGGTGTAAAGTCCTTGTAGGTAAACGCATCTCCTTTTGCTCCCTTTAGCGTCGCCAGCTGCTCCGGCGTAAAGTCCTCGTAGGTAAACGGATCTCCCTTCGCCCCATCGAAGTAGTCAATGCCTTTTTTTGGTGTGTAGCCGTCCTGTCCGGTATCTCCTTTTTCCCCTTTCAGCTTTGCTAGCTGCTCCTCGGTAAAGTCGCTGTAGGTAAAAGCGTCTCCTTTTGCTCCCTTTAGTGCCGCCAGTTGTTCTTCTGTGAAGTCCGCATAGGTGAAGGGGTCGCCTTTGTCGCCCTTGGCGTTTCTGGCAATCTCCGCCGCCTCTTGCGCCTCCTGTATTGCCGCCGCTGTATCTGTCTGCCTCTGCTTTTCCGCACCTTCTCTTGCCGCTTCTGCGTTCTCTCTTGCCGCTTCGCTTTCCAGCACCTTGGAAACAGAAGCCTCCATCTGCTTTAGCTCGCTTAGCTCGCCCTTCCAGTCTCCGTCTGTGTCAATCGCGCCTTCCACAAAAACAGGTGCTTTCGCCGTTGTCCAGTTCAGCACGCCGTCCGCGTCATTCCCTCGCACGGCAATGAAAACCGTCCCGTTCTCTCTGAAAATCCCTGCATCCACCTCAAGAAATAATGCAATACTTTCCTCCTGCACCGTCTTGATTAAAAGCAGGGTGTCCTTCTTCCCGCTCTTGTATTCCACATCCAGCCGAAATGTCAGCGGCGAAAGGTCAATTCTGTCCGCCTCGTATCGCTTCATCATGAAGGTGCGGCTCACTGTCCGCGTGTCCCCTGCAATGAAGGTCTGTTCCTCGTTCGGAAAAAGCATTTCCTTCCCGATAATCGAAATCACTTTCTTTTCCTCCTTCCAAAAATGGTAGGGACATTCCTGCCCCTACCATCCTCTTTTTACAGAAAACGCCCCTTGCCGTCCTCCGCCTTCTTCTGCATTTCCTCCATCATTCTGTAGGTTGCTGCCTTCTGGTTTTCGCTGTTTCTCAGCACCTCTGCCACAAAGCAAGGCACCTCAACCTCTTTCCCACGCTGAATCAGGTATTTGTACCCGTTCACGCTTACAAAAACATCGTCGTCGCCGTTTCCGGTAATTGGCAGGCGGATTGTCTCCTTTTCCGCCTTTGCCGCTTCCATTGCCTCCTGCATCCGCTTTTCCATCTGCACCTGCTTCTGTCCGGCTGTCAGCTCTGTTTCCCTTTCTTCGGTCTTGCCTTCTTCTTTTCTTTCCGCCGCCAGCAGCTCTGCGTCAATCCTTGCCGCCTCCGCTGCGTCTCTTTCGGCTTTCAGCCTTGCATTTTCCTCCAGCAGCTTCTGCATTTCCTCCTGTGTAGACATTGTGCTTTCCGCTGTCTGTTCCGCCGTGGTTTCTTTTTTTGTAGCCATAGGGTTGTCCTCCTTTTCTTAGTTCGCCGCCGCTGCGCTGAAGCTGGAGCTGCTTTCGATTCTTACCATAAACTCATCAGAAAGAATCTCCGCCGTCTTGATTGCCTTCCAGCCTGCGGATGCTCTCTGGTTCAAGGGGTCTGCCGTGCCGCCGCTGCCAAGCTGTTTTACAATCGTCTGCAAGCCGCCGCCTTCTACCTCTGTCACGCCGTAAGCATTTTTCCCGATAACCAGCGTAGAGAATACGGAAACGTCACCGCCTGCGGTATTCTTGTCCCAAATCTTTGCCTCGGTCGATTCCACAAAGCGCACATTGCCGATGCGCCCCAGCTCGCCTTCGTACATTGCCTCTGCATTGGTGTATTTGTTCCATTCCTCCCATTTTTCATCCTGCATCAAGTCATAAGCAACATAAGGGTGGACGATGGTAACAAAGCTCTTGTCAAAGGGCACTGCGTTTGCCCCCTTCAAAATCGCCGCCGCCTTCATGATCAGCTGTAATGTAATCAGGCTGTTTGCCTTGATGCCTGCCCTTGTGGTTACAGGTGTTGCCCCCGCAGGCGCATACAGTACGTTTGTCCCGCCGTTGATAACCTCTCTCGTGATGGTGTCCAGGGTTCTGCCGCTCTGGTCGCCCAAAAGCACCACTGCCTCTGTCAGGTTGTTGTCAATCGCTGTCAGCAACAAAACGTCGGAAAGCGAAATCCAGTCGCCGTATTGCTTTACGGTTGCGGTCACGGTTGTCACGCTCATTTTGTTGGGGTCGGGTGTCACGCCCTCTGTCAGCGCAGTCAGTGCCTTTGGCAATGTCTTGTATCGTCTGAATTCAACCTGCTTACCGCTGCCCTTGGGGATTGGTCGCTTCTGTCCGAATTGGTCGTGTACCAGATTCGGCTTTGCGTTGTCAATGAGCACCCCGTCATAAAAAATTTTCATTTCCGCCGCCAGTGTCTCTGTCGTTGTTGTCATTACGTCAAACAGACGCAGATTCATTCTCTGTTTTCTCATTTCTTCTGTCCTCCTTCTTTCAGAACCAATCAGGAGAATGTGATTTTCTCGTCAGGGTTTCTTCTCGCTCTCTCAATCAGTTCATTTCTCTGCTGTTTTGTTAATTTTGTTACGTCAATCGGTTTCTCTCTTGCCCCACTGCTGCCGCTCGCGCCGTTCTCTGCCGGTCTTGCGCCGCGTGCGCGGATGCTGTCCAGAACCTTTCTCTCTGTTGTTGCTGCCGTGTGCTGCAGCGCACCGCCCATCAGGTCATCAAAGTGAACTGCCTGATAAGCCGTCCCCACACTGATACCATGATCCAGCATTCGTACAAATTCGGGATTGTCAAATTCCGCCGCAAGGTCAAGTGCAGGGAATTTTTCTTTCAGCTGCTCCGCCTCCTGCGTCCATGCGGCAAATTTCTGTTCAAATTCCTGCCTCTGTCTGTCCTGTGCAATCTGCTCCTGAAATGCTTTGTTCTCCCGTTCCATTTTTTTGAACTGCGCCAGCTGCTCTACGGTCATGCCCTTTTCCAGAGCCTCCGCCTCAAGGTACTGCCTGTCGCCCTCCAGTGCCGCCTTCAGTGCCGTAAAGTCCTTGCCGTCAAGGTTGTATCTTTCGCCTACCATTGCCAGCAGTCCCTCTGCATCCTTCAGCTTGCTTTCCGTCTGCTTGCTGTTTTTTAGTCTCGCCTGCACAATCTTCTGCACCCTTGTGTCAAAGGCATCCTTGTATTCGCCCTTTACCATGGTGTCAAATTCTGCGTTGAAGTCCCTGCTTTCGCCGCCAGCTGCGCCTGCTTCTGCTCCGGTCGTGGTCGCGCCTGCCGCTGCAGTGCCCGCCGCTCCTCCTTCGCCGTCAAATAAGCGCAAATTCATTTCGTAATGCTTCATGGTTTTTCCTCCTCTACTGTCTTTCCAGTGTGTCTTTTTTTCTACCGTCTTTCCGATGTGTCATCCTTTCGGAAGGTTTTTCTCGCTTATGCTCGAAAACCGCTAACACCGTCTCTCCGTGGTGTCTTTCTGCCGTCTCTCCGGCGTGCCTATTGCCATTGTAATATAAAAAATAATTTACTGCCCCCTCCCGCAGTCGTGCATCAGCCTCTCCATCCGCACGCAGTCTGCGTATTCCTCCGCGATCAGCTCAAAGCCGCACAAAATCCCCCGAAAAAGCGTTTCTATCTCCCTTTTTCTGCTCCCCTCCTTGTAGGCTACAACAAGCATCTTCCCGTCACTGTGCCGCTCCGCAACCATTGCATGACATACGCTGTCAAGCCCTGCATAAAGCGTCTGCATCAGTGCCGAAATCGCCGCACACACAATGTCGTTCCCGGGGTTGTATCCGGCGTGTCCCTCCGCCTGTATGCAGCAGATGTCCGCCGTTTCCGCCCATAAAATCTTTGTCATCCGTTTCCACCTCTCATCCTACCGTTGTCCTCTCCCTCGTTCTCTCCTTCGCTCGCTCTGCAATCTTGTTTCCCTTTGCGCTCCGGTAGGCATCTCCTAACGCATCTGTGCCGCTGCCTGTTCCTGTCGGCGGCATTTCCTCTCCTGCCGCTTCGCCGCTTACGGCTCCTATCATGTCTCTGCCTGTCAGCTGTGTGATAATCTCCGCCATCTGCTGAATTTGCATCTGCATCTGCTGTAGCTGCTGCAGCATCGTTCCGTTCTGGCTTACCTTCCGTATGATTTCCTCCCGCCCCTCAAAGTCCATCATCTCTAGGCAAATCAAGGCTTGGTCTGTCAGCTGTGGGTTGAATAGCCCCGCTCCGTAAAGCTCCTTCGCCAGCTCGTTTTGTGCCACACGGGAAAAGGGGCTGCTTTTCTGGCTCGTAATGTTGATGTCAAAGATAGGCTTTCTGCTGCTCACTGCCACCTGCCCCATGATCATTTCCTCTGTCGGCTTCAGGTTTTCGTTGCTGTATTTGATAAATTCGTCCCCACGCTTGCCCGTAATGCGAAACTCTCTCGCCTCATCGTAAAACTCCCGAATCAGCTCCACCACAAGAATGTTGATTCTCTCAAATGTGCGGTAGGCGGATTTAATCATGTCTCGGCTCGTCTTGCTCCCTGCCTCCTGTAAGGCTGCAATCGCGCTTGCCGCCGTTACGCCGCTTGCTGTGCTTCCTTGGGAAAAGTCCCTGTTGCTGCTCGTCTCCTTCAACTCGTCAATTTTCAGCTGGTAAAGGTTCGTTGCAATGCCTCCTACGGGTGCCGTCTGTATCGGCTTAATGTTGTCAATATCCCCCGTGTAATTTACAATCGTGTTCCCCAGGTCTGCAAATTGTTCCGCGTTTATGCCGCTGCCGTCCTTTGCAAAATATCGCGGCTCACTGCACCATTTCACATTCTTTTCAAAGCTGATCCACATGTTGTCAATCGAAATCTGTGCGTCCTTCATAATGTCCACATAGCCAAACCCCACAGGGCTGTCCTTTTCGGGAAAGAGTACGTCAAATTCGTAAGGGTATCTCCCGTGTGCATAAAGTCCATTCTCCATTCCCGTCTCCGCCTCTGTGGCATAAAGCAGATTCCCTTCGCAGAATTTGATAAAATGCAGCGTCATTCTTCCGCCCTCGTGCTTTTTGTAATACCAGTCCACTACCATGCACTTATCCGTCGTGTCAATCGTGTCATCGTGCATGTATTTTGCACTCCGTATATCGCCGCTGCCTCTGAATTTGAAATCAGGGTATTCCCCCTCCATCTCCTCCCTGTTCACCAGCTCAATGTGAAACAGGTTCGGGCTTTTCTGAATATCCTTTACCCCCGGCTCCCAGAACAAATTGAGAATATCCACATCCACAATGCCGATATCCCCCACGCCGTTGTCCTTATCCTTGTCCCAGAAAACCTTGTAAACCCCTGTGCCGCTTTTCAGCTTGTCGTGCCATGCGTCGTTGTATGCCTGCTCAAAATTGTTCTGCTTCAAAATCACAGGCACAATCTTGGAAAGCACCTCCGCATCCGCCTTGTCCCCCTCCTCTCTCGGCAGAAAGCTCGGCTGTGGGTAGTTGTCCATTGCGTCCGCGTGCTTGTTCGCCAAGCTGTTAAACAGCCACGCCGAAGCCGTCCGCGGGCCGTTGTCCTTGTCTCTGATTTGTTCCCAGTGCAGCATCTTGTACCACTGCTCATTCTCTACAATCCTTTTGTCAAGGTTCTTCTTCCCGTCCATGTATTTTCGCAGAAGCTCCTCTCCCTTTTTCACAATTACGCTGCTTTCTATCTCGTCAAACATGTTCCTTCCTCCTTCTCCTATACTCTGTAGAATTGATATTTTCCGTCCGCCCTCTCTCCGCCGAATAGGTTCAGAGGGTCCTCCAGCGGCATCAGCTTCGGCGTTGTCTTTCTCGGCGAAATCGGGCGCGACATAAAGATGTATCTGCACTCATCGTAGATGTGATCCTCTCCCTCCGTGTCTATGTCCTCCACTTTCGCCTCGTCATATACTAGGTTCGGTATCGTCCGCAGAAAGTGCTTGCAGGTGTCAAAGCAGTAGAACATGCTCTGTCCCTCCTCGTCAAAGGCAAGCCTGTAGTGAAACTGCATCTTCCCCGCAAGGCGTGTGTTGTCCCCCTTCTCCCATGAAATGAAGTGCGGGAAATCCTCCATCTGTTCCGCTATGCTTTCCCCTCGGCTTTTCTCAAAAATGCTTGGGTCGGCTACGCCTGTAATGCTTTTCCCCTTCAGTAGTGGGTGCGTCGTTTCTATCTCCCGTATTCCCGCCGCTATTTCCTTCGGGTTAATGCGGATGCCCTCGTTCGGCACGCCCGTGCAGCCGTAGTATTCCGCAATGCGGTAAAGCACGCCCTTTTCGTCCACCGCATACCAGCCTACGCTAAATGGTCTGCTAAACCCAAAGTCAAACCCCCGCACAATCTTCCAATGCTCCGGAATCAGGAACGGCTTGATAACATGGCTCCACCGCCTTGTTTCGTATCCCGCAGGGTCGTCGCGCCATTCGCTGAATACCTGTCCGCTAAAGCAGTCCCAGTCCCCGTAGAGCAGTGCCTTCTTCTCTGATTCGCTCATCATGGCAAGGCTGGCAAGGTATTCGGGGTTGTTCTGCAAGAGTGCAGGGTTGTCAAATACCGTGGATGGAATGAATATCCTGTCCCGCTTCATCTTGATTTTTCCGCCGTCCGGTGCCTCCACGTCGTAGCTTTCCCATATCGTTGTCTTGGGTGGTGCCGCCGTAATAAAGCGGCTCTTTACCCATCCATGCCCGATGCCGCCAGGGTTTCCCGTTGCCCGCATGTATACTCTCGTTCCCTTGCCACTTGGTCTGTTTCGGGAAAAAAGATAGCTGTATTCGTCCCATGTGAAATGCGTCAGCTCGTCAAAGCCGATAAAGTCAAATTCCTTCCCTTGGTATTTGATTTTGTCCTTCGCATGATGCAAACTCCCAAAGTAAATCTTTGCACCGCTCGGAAATTTCCAAACATGCTCGCTCCCGTTGTATTTCGCCTTCGGAAATGCCGCCCCGTAAAACCGCAGGCTCTTGTCTATCAGCTCCGATAATTCTGGGTATGTCTTTCGGATGATAAGCCCCTTGTAGTGCGGTATGTTTACCTGCCTGAGTGCCTCCATCAAAAGGCTGTCGCTCTTGCCGCCGCCTGCCGCTCCCCCGTAAAATGCTTCATACTCCGGTCTCTGCATAAATTCAATCTGCTTCGGCTGTGGGCTCCAGATTACCTTCTTCTCCTTCCGCAGCTCCTCCACCGTCTTTGTCCATTTCTTCCATGTCATCTTCTTCCACTCTTTCCAATGTCTCTGCCAGCACAATCAGGCTGTCCTCAGGTGCTTTTTCCATCTCTGCCAGAATCCGCTTGTAGTCGTTGTATTTTGCCTGCAGCAGCTTTTCGCGAATCGTCGGAATGTCGTAAACATCCCGCATCACGTCCGCGATGTTCTTGAGTGCTACCGTCAAATCCTTAATCATCTTCACGTCCTCAGGCGTTACGCTTTTCCGCTTTTCCCTGAGCTTTTTCATCCGCTCCACGTCCTGCCCAATCAGGTCAGCCACATCCTCCGCTACATCCCGCAGCTTCACCAGACGCTTCACTTCTTTTTTCGCCGTTTTCTGGGACGCTTTCTGCGCAACCTCGGTGCGGAATTTTTTCCGCTCCTCCACCCAGTTCTCTTTCCTGCTCCTGTCCTTTATCGTCCGTAGGGGGATTTCGTATCTTTCCGCCAGCTTGTTTAGGCTCTCCTTGCCTGTAATATAGGCGTTTTTAATCTCTCCCCAATCCCGCCTTTCTGTCTTTTTCTCCATCACTTTCTCCCCCCTTGCAGAGGTGCTTTTCTCGCCCCCTCTCCGCCTCGTGTACCGTTTTTCTAAAATCTATCACATTTCTGCACCATTTGCCCCCGCCCCCCCTCTCCTGCGCCGCACGCAAAAAAAGAACAGGCTTTTATGCCTGCTCCCTCTCCTCCACACTGACCGTTGCCAGATGCTTTTCAAAGTCCGCATGGAATAATACACGCTTTTCCTCCAGCTCATATTCTCTGTCTGAATCGTAACTGCTCCGCCTGCCGCCAGCGCGCACCCCGCCATCAGAAAAAGCATCAGCTCATTGTTCTGCGCCGCTTCCTCCAACTTCTCCGCCGCCTCTTGCCTCGTCCTCTCGCATACATCGTGCAGGTATCGGTTTCCCCTCTCCAGCCCCGCTATCATCTTCTCCTGATTCTCCAGTCGTACATTTGCCTTTTTCAGCTTTCCTCTCAGCTTCATACTCGTAACCTCCGTAAATCTCGTTAAGATAAGTTGCATACGCACAGTTCATGTCCGGAAACTGCCTGCAGTGCGCCCGCACAAATTCCTTTTTTCTCGCCGCATTCGCAAAGCTGTGCGCAAAGCTCCGCTCCGCCCCCTCCGCACCCTCCAACTCCACATCGCTCTCGCAGTATATCACTGTCTGGTTGCTCCGCAGATAATAGGGGCACCGGATCGTCGTGTCATCGTTTGGCATGTTTTCTCCCACCTCCGTCATTCCTTCCCTTCTGGTAGTCCTTGATGTTTATTTTCTGTTCCTCCTTCTCTCCAGTGCCGCTTCCGCTCCTTCTCTTGTAAAATACAGGTTTTCGTAGTCATACTGTTCCCATTCGTCAGCATACTTGATAGACTGCGTCGATACATCCTGTACCTGCCATTCGTTGATATAAAAATATCTGTTTGGTACGATTTCCTCGATGATTTCATACACCGTATCCCCCACCTTGCAGGGCAACACCAATAGCCGCCCCTCAGTATCCGCTTTCACCATTCGCAGAATGTTTTTATAAAACACCCTCTGTTCCGGACAGAAGTCCATGCTTGCCAGCTTCTTCGCCATTTTCAGCATCCGTTCTTTTGAAATCTCGATATTCATTTATACCTCTCCTATCTTCATCTGTTCCGCCACAGGCGTTTCCCATTCCACACCGATATAATCCAGCACGTGTCCCCAGCCGATATCGTACATCCAGAATTTCCATTCCTTCTCGTTCCGCTCTCGCAAGAGGTCAAATCTGTGCGGACGCTTTTCCATGTGTATCCCAAAGCCGCACATGCTACAGCCTGTCCGCTGTGCCTTGGTGGTGTAGAGAGTGCCGTCCTCTTTTCGCTCAATCGTGCCGTAAATCGCAGGCACAGGCACATCCAGCTCCAACGCCAGCTGTAAAATATCCTGTCTGTTGAAAATCGCAAACGGCGCAGAACGGATCGTGCTTTTTCCAAAATAATTGCATCCGTTGATTTTCAGGCTCTTTGCCCTTCTGCCGCCCTCGGATGCCATCAGTCCAAGATAAGGCACACTGTTGTGCTGCTTCGCCCAATCGTCACAGGGCTTTTCCTTGAGATAATAACAGCACTTTGCCGATACCTTGAAATCCGGCACGCCGTAGCTCACGCCCTCTGTCTCATTCTCGTA